ATAGACAGTTGCTTGTCCCATGTATGATGAAGGATCAGTTAAACCTGATGAATCTCCATACTGAGAAATGTTCTGAGCCCATGCTTGGAATGCTCTATAATGACCAAAATCTTGATCATTGATAACTGTAACAGTCCAAGGATCAAAAGTTCTGTCTCCAGCAACCTTAAGAACACGTCCTCTAAAAGGAACTTCTAGGTTTCCTACATTAGAAGCAGGAAGTTGTGCTGCTTTACATAAAAATCTAAATCTATCTCCATCAAATTCTCCACCACCATCATTTTGAATACCAAGATCTACTCCATCTGGGAAGTTGACTTGCACCTCAAACAGATTGGGGCGAGTACCGCCTCCAATCAGTTTGGATTTAAATTGAGAAATAGTTCTCTGTGGGATTGTTGCCATTTTTTAGAATCTCCTTTTGTTATTTAGATATGATAAGTTAAACTCTACCAGCTACTTCTTCAAAGCTAACACCAGTTCTGGTGGCAACAAATGTAAGAGTAACATAGTTGATTGACTTGGCAGGCTTCAAGAAGATGTCTGCTCTGAATTCATTATTATCAATGATATCAGGAGTGTTATTTGTCTCATCACAAATGACTAGGAACCCATAGAGTCCTCTCTTAGCTTCCACATCTCTTAGATATGGTTCAACAATATTAACAAAGTTTGCTCTTGTTACTTGATCATTAAGTTCAAATAGTTGTGCTTCTGCTGCTTTCTGTAGTGCTTGCTCAATTGTTAAGAATAGTCTTCTAACATTGATTCTATCAAAGGCAGATGCATAACCCAAACCAGTCTTATCTCCAAAGAGCATGATACCAGTTCCAGGTTGATTAACTATAGAGTTAATTCTTAGTGGATAGAGTTGATCTCTTTGTGATTTGTCTGGGTTGTAAGAAAGTTTAATTGCATTATTCAAGATTCCTCTCTGCTGTCCAGCAGGTGAGAACCAAGGATAAGAATTAACAGAAGTTCTTACCATCAATCCAGCAACATCAGCATTAGTTGGGATGAACCTGAACTTGTTGTTGAATCTATCATATGTGTACTTGTATCCAGAATCAAATACAGCATATGATGAAGATGCTAAAGAACTATAGAATTTAATTACATTATCAGTCTGTGTATCAGTATTGGTTATATCTACAACGTCTGCTCTATGAGGTGAAATGACTGCCATGCAATCCTTTCTTGCACCAGCAATAGAAATCAATCTACCTGCTTTTGCTTGTGATTGTGCCTTGTCACTAAGACCAGGACCACCAATTAGATAATCAACTGCTATCTCATCCTTATTCTTGAATAAGTTATAAGATGTGATTAGATTACCAAGAGTTGCTGTGAAACCACCAGTAGAAGAATAATCTTTACCATCAGTTAATGTGTAGGTGTCATTTCCAATAACATTGAAAGTAATACCCTGTGCATTTCTATTCCAACCACCAGAAGCAGCAGTGATAGCTGTATATCCAGAACTAAAGTCTGATGCAGCTTTAAATCCATCTGAACCATCAGAAGGATCGTCTCCAGCATAAACATAATCAGAGTAAAGTGCTAGATAATCCTTATAGTATATCTTCTGTGGTGCATTTTCTGAAGAAACTGCATCAGTTGCCTTAGATAAGTTTAAACTCTTCTCTAAAATATTACCCTGTATACCTGTTACATCTCCAAGGTCATCTACAACTACCACATGAATACCATCATTCTTAGATGATCTGTCTGCAGCCCATTGTGTTGTATCTGGTCTAGGTGAAAGTGACTTCCAATAAACAGTGGAGTTAGTTAACCCAAGTGTCTGTTCATCATACCAGTCTTTAGCATAGTTACCACCTTCAATCTTAGCAGTTGCTACTCCAACAGCAGAAGCATTAATAACACTAACATTATTTCCACTCAATATTGCTCTTGCTTGATCTCCTTGAGCATAAGTTATATCAGTTGAGACTCCAGCAGTAGTAACCCTTTGAGTTATCTTAACATCAATAGTAGTTGCACCTAATCCAGTAATAATACCTTTAAGATGTCCAGTGAAGTTTGAAGTATCACCAGAACCAGCAACAACTTGATTAGTAAGTGAAACACTTACACCAAATCCAACACTGATACCAGCAGTAGTTCCTATTCCTAGAACTTGGTCTGCAGCATTGTCAATCACACAAACCTTAAGATTGTTTGCCCATGTACCAGGTGTCTTAGCAGCATAACCAAATGTCTGACCTACACCAGCATAGTTTGCCACATAGTCATCATAGTTCTTAATCTTAAGACTAGTGTTCTGTGTCTGATGATCCCTACTACCATTAGCATTAACTAGATCGTCATCATCAGTTCTTACTACCTTAAGTACTCCACCATATGTGAGGAAAGAGGATGCTGACATCCAGTACTCATATTGTGCATCAGTACTAATTGGCTTACCAAATGTATTGATGAGTTGTGTTTCTGTAGTGATATCAGTTGGTTCATCGATAGGTCCAATCTCAAAAGGACCAGCGATTGCTCCAATATTATCTAATACATTTTCTGCTCTTCCTACAGTCAGATCCACCTCTCTGGTTAATACACCAGGAGATAATTGTGGAGTCGCCATGTCGTCTAGCCTCGTCTCAGTTTATCTGAAAATATTTATTGTTTTGGATGTTTTCATTGGGGAAACAATCCATGAACATCACCAATCTGGATAATTCCAATCAGTATGAGGTTGTGTTTTCTTTCTAGTTTCTACAATTCTTCTTACAGTACACACTTTACACTCATAAGAATATGCTGATGCTAATGTCCCTCTATCTTTACGAGTTAGATAAAATCCATCTATCAGATTTTTAGTTTCACCACACACTCTACACTGTCTATCAGATAGTAATAGGTGTCCTAATTTTATTTGTTTATCTAATTCCAACTACCTATAGTCCCACATATAAGTTCTATCACCATATTCATCTGCATTAAAATCACCTGGATTTCCAGCTAATCTATCTAGTTCTAAAGATCCATTATCTAACTTCCAAGTATCTCCTTCTGCATCCACAAAAGTATCATCCTCTAAACCATCCATAATAAAACCAAAGGGAGACATATCTTGCTCTATCTGATTCTTTTGCTCTTCATACAATCTCTTTCTAACATCCTGATCAGTAAGTTCTTTAAAATAATCCTGTGCAACTAACCATGCGTAAATGACAAGACACATAGCAAGGTCATCATTGCAACCTTCTTCTGCTTCAAAGGAGTTATGTTTTTGAATAAAGGTAGTTAGTTCACTTAATATCTCATAATCTTTAAAGGCAAGTTTATCTTCCTCTATCAGAGTCTTTAAGTTAAGAGATCCAACCTTCTTTACTGTCTTGGACATCTTAACTCCCAACTGAGTTTTCTTACCAGAAAATCCTTGTCCTACAATCTGACCTGCTCTACCCCTCATGGAGCACATTAATAAGTTTTCATATTCTAAATCAAAGTTAAGAATAGCAGCAACTTGATCTCCTACATCATTTACCTCACATAAAATAAATGCATCATTGTAACTCTTTGCCACTTCCCATATTACATTAGGGAATAGCATGGGTTTAATTTCATTATTTCTATACTTTGCTACCACTCTATGGGGGAACTCTGTAATATCAATAACCACAAATGCAGAGTAATCTCCACCCACTCCTCTTGCTACATCAACAGTAAGAACATAATCATTATCTTCTTTGCAAGATTCATATACATCCAATCCAGCACTAGTGGTAGCTGGATTTTCATATACTAATGTCCTTAATTTGCTAGGAGAAATAAGAGTATCAACAGATCCTAAGAATTCACACTCAAACTCAACTTTGAACTGTGCTTCTGAAGTATTGGCAATAGTAGATTTCTTCCACTTCTCATCCCTACCAGGTACTTCACTCCAATGAACATCTGTAGGAATATATTCATTCTTAGCTTTCTCAGCATCATGCCACAACCTATAGAAGTGGTTCATACCATGAGGAGTAGAGACTATGATAACTTTAGTGCTCTTACCTGAGGTAATAGTAGGATAAACTGAACTGAAGAATGAGTCAGCAATATGATTAGGAACAAAAGCAAATTCATCCAAGAATAGAATGTTGAATGACATACCCCTAACAGCAGATGCTGATGTAGAAGCAGCAAGAATCTTAGATCCATTCTCCAGTTCTAAACTTCCCCTGTTCCAAGATATAATACCCTGTTGCATCCACTTGGGTAAATTCTCATATGCAGTCTGCAATCTACCTAGCAGTTCTCTAGCAGTGGCTGCTTTGTTTGCTAGTATACCTACATTGACACTATCATTAAAAACAACATAGTGCAGAAGATAAGCGACACAAGTTGTAGACTTACCTGTCTGTCTAGGCATCTTACATATATTGAACCTGTTCTCATGGAAGTTCTTAATTAACTTCTTCTGG